GTCCTCCCGGTAATACTGGTGACACTGGTCCTCCCGGTAATACTGGCGACACTGGCCCTCCCGGTAATACTGGTGATACTGGGCCTCCAGGTAATACTGGTGACACTGGTCCTCCCGGTAATACTGGTGATACTGGCGAAACTGGTCCAACGGGCGCAGCTACTATCTATACGGTATATTCCGATAGTAGTGCTGTATACGGTAACTATTATTACACGAATCCTATATTAGGAACACTCACAGACACATCTCCTTCATTTTATGTTGATTTAAATTATCCAATTACGGCAGTCGGAACATACAGTCTCACTATGTTTTTAAATGTTGAAGCTTCCCCGGGATACGCTGTAAACCTAGGAGATTTCTTCACTTCGCAAATTATTGCAAACGATTACTCGAATGAAAGTTTCCAAATGGTTGCTACACAGTATGTTGCAAATGTGAATGCAATAGGCTTGAGTTTTGGTGGTCTAATTAATGTCTTAAGTTCAGCATCTACAGCATTTACGTTTAGCGCAAATTTATTCACATCTGGGTCTGGAATATCATATAATATACGAGTTGGATACATTATTGTCCATCAAGTAGCATAACTCCGATAAATTTATACTAAGAACGTAATGGAGATCGATATCTCATTTGTGGCAGCCACGCTGTCTCTAACACTCATATTCATCTTTGGATGGTATTCATACAAAGCTGAACCTGTAGTTAAAATTCCCGACATTTCCCGATTCCCGTTCAATGAATCTACTGGAAAAGAACGAAGTTTTGTGAATAAGACATCTGATACTTCATTGTGGATCGAAACGAAACGACGTAAAGTTATTGGAAAAGCGTATCGCCCCGACTGGTTATGCGGAATCCCCAAACCAATCAAAGAAACAAAGTATACTACAGGTTCAACATCTGGAGCTCTTGAAGCTTTCATTTTATCGAACTTTGGTCGGATTTGTATTGATTCGTGTTCCGATATCATACATTAACATCGGGAGGAGATATGATCACTGTTCACTTGATTGATAATACCAACTCGCGCATATATCGCATAACCGCGATTCATTGCTCTGGCAGCACATCTGGATATGTAGCAATTGAGCGGATGAGTTAAATTATAAACGTCTAAAAGAACAATGATATCACTTCTGTGGTTGTTTGTGGGTACAATTGTAGGTATGCTCATTGTCGCGGTATTCTCACCTCCTCCTCGCGACGAAAAAGGTGTACCTACTCCAAACTCGACAAAACCGTTCCATACCCCATCAGGATGTGTCAAGTTCAAAGCAGTAGATGTCCCGTGCGACGGCAAACAAACCTCGCTCAATTTACTCGCCTCTCAGTAATAATAAAGATGATAAGTCGTATCATCGGAATTTTTCGTAATGAGAGAGCCGTACCTTTTCTTTCGTTCTTAATTGGAATGGGTGTGACAATCATGCTGTTTCATCGGCCTATTCCGATTCGTCAGGCTCTATCAGTTCCTGCTGGAGAAATTGAAGGGCGAGTTGTACGTCATGGAGACAAATGCATTAAGTACGTTGCGGAAGATGCTGAATGCGAATTACCTTCATTTAAATAAAGTAAATGGAAGGCGCAACTGATTTGAGTGATTTACTGGGATCCGGACCCGTCCAGAATCCTTCACTTCCTCAGTCCACGACGTTCGCTCCAATTGTGACCGGAGGCACTGATCCTTTCTTAACGAACGGATTTTCGGATGCTCAGCCACACAAGCCTGCGGCTGTACTTCACAGCAACCAGCATGTGTTTTCGACAATGCGGTACGCAATGAAAAATCTCATGACCTATTTTGGTTTCTTTTTAGCCGCCATGATTATTTCGTTATCGACGCCTCGGTCGCTGATTCTCCAGTATATTCCTAATACGTACACATCAGGAGGTGTTCCATCGTATATGGGCGCTGCGATCCTAGCAGGGGTCGCTGTCGCTATCGCTTACGTGGTGGGCACACTCGGGAGCAGTCTCATTTGAGTCGGAGTACATGACTTTCAGTAGCCCGTACTTCTTAATACACTTCTCCAGAAACTTGACGCATGAAGCGCAAGGTTTAGAGTTCATAATTTGATTCTGTTTGTTTACACGAACTACCTTCAAAATACAACCACGAAGTTGTGACACGTCACCAAGACTTTTCACAACTGCGCGTTCAGCGTGTATTGTTTGATTTGAATATCCACATCCGCGAGATCGGGAGCCAACCCTATTCCGGGAACTCGCGATCTCCTTGCCGTGCTTCTCGATACTCGCATAATGCAGGTGCGTCGAGTTGAAGTACGGACTGTACTTCTGCATCTTAATGTTTATAGTGTTTACCTAATTGCTCAATCTGTATTCGTTTTCCATTTATTCAAGACCGGTTCTTATGGATTGGGCATTCGCAAACGTGATCGTGAATCGTGGTATGAACACGGTATTCCATCGTAAAGTCTTCCTGCTGCTTGTACGTAAAACTAACATCGGGAACCGAATGCCGGCCGTCGGCACGAGGAGGATGCTGGTCGCACAAATAGTATGGAGCATCAAACTGCCTCTTCACAAACTCCTTCGTCACATCTACGTTCTCCAGCGTGTCTAGGTAAGCGTTGACGACATAGGCGGCATCCTTGAGAGACGTGGTCGTAAAGTTGGCGATAGGCTTGCTGGAATCGTCGCCGTACACTAGGGTTGTGAACACGGACATGGCTTATGATTGAATTAACTCACACAATGTTTAAATATTGTTTTTCGTTTAAAATGTTCACGCACACTAGAAGTAATGGCTTGGCTATTGAAACGGACAAGGGGGTGGCAGTATGAACCAGCAGCAAAAATACATACAAATATCATTTTTGGTCCCGGACTGTACTTGAATCCAGGATTCGTCCGAGCCAACAATATTACTCATGTCATAAACTGCGCTTTCGATAAAGATAGTCCCCTGTGGTTTCGCACAAAGTATCCTGATAATTATGTGTGTCTTGAAGCTCTTGACAGTATTGATGAAAACATCCTGAAATGGTATCCAAAATTTGAACAGACTATGAATACCTTTTTACGTACTCCCGGATCGGGAAACATTTACGTTCACTGCCAATGTGGAGTCAATCGATCGGGATTCTTAGCCTTACTGTTTGTGTGTAAGAAGTTCGGGTACTCTTTTGAGTTAGCATCTTCAGCTATCCTGAAACAGCGTCCGTGCGCTCTGACGAATCCAACATATAAGCGCCAAGTAAAATCACATTTAGAACACAATGGCGAACCTCGGGTTGAATTCCTTGTGGGGTGATGTTAAAAATAAAGATCCGGCGGCCGAAGAAGCTATAAAGGGACCAGAATACAGTTATGCGGATAACGTTCCTAAACCCAGTGGTCCTGGCGGATTAGGTGTAGGAACTGATGGTTCGTTTAGTCAGTTAGGCACAAATTTAGGTGCGGTAGGCACTTATGTGAATACGTTAGTGGGAACCCGCGAAATGGGCGATCAGTATTTGGTGAATACGGGCGGAACCTGTACTGCTCCCGACGGATCTATTCAAGCACGCTTCAATTACATCAGTAACAAGCAGGCAGGATTGGTTGAAGGTGTTTTGGGAGATATTGGAGGTCTGAATCCCGTATACTTAATGAACTCTATGACCGCATCCTCGTCTCCGGCCTGTAAATGTTACCAGTGCGACGTAACATCTGGATCAGCATTTAACTGGCTAACTCCCGATTTATCTCCTGATTTTGATGCTTCAAAATGTAAGGTCGTAGACTCATCGAAATGCCCTAAAGTGAAAGCCACTGAAGAGTTTGCGAACGATACGTTCATTCCTACAATTATCGCATGGGTTTCATTAGGAGCGCTTCTGTTTTTTCGCAAATAATGAGTTTAAGGAAACGACAATTGAAGGACATAATAAGATGGACAATATCTTCCGAATAAAGAAGCAGCGAGAAACAACGTCTTCCAAAAAGGCGGACGTTGTATCTGGAACTCTGGATTCTGTCCATCAAACGATTGTCACGGGAATACGTGACGAAACCACAAATATTGATTCATTGCGTATTCAACTAGACTCTATGAAATCTGAGCTTGATAATCTAGATAAATCAGCATCTCTACCTGAAATTCTGAAAGCGTCCAAGATGCGCGAAGAAATCAAAGACTTAAGTGAACGATTAGATCAAACGAATCCTTTGACTGATTACTACTTGAAAAATGCCGACATTATGTTGAAGTATTATGGGTCGGGTGAAAAGGTTCAGCAGAGTACAGTCCCAACTGATCAAAACACGTTTGCTAAATATTTACACCAAAATACGACTGAAAATGCTGCTCCATCTAAAAAGAAACTATTCGACGAGTTTGCGGCTCGAATGAAGCTGAATACTGGCGAACCCGCAGAAGTCAAGAAGGCTGTAACTGAGCATTGCGACAAGTGCAATATTGCTCGTGAAGAGTCGTCAGATGAAGGAATTTTGGTATGTCCTTTATGCGGGTCGGAAGAATACATGCTTGTAGTCTCCGACCAGCCGAGTTTTCGTGATCCTCCTAAGGAGAGGAACAATTACGCTTACAAGAAGATCAATCACTTAAACGAAATTCTGAACCAGTTTCAAGCAAAAGAGTCTACCATAATTCCCAATGAAGTCATGAACGAAGTTGTTCTGGAAATCAAGAAACGCCGTATTCAGAACGTAGCCGAATTGACAGAAAAGGATATGCGCGAAATCCTAAAAAAGCTGAATAGATCAAAGTACTATGAACATGCTACTCATATTATTTCTAGACTTAATGGTAACCCTCCCCCTACAATTACTCCTGAAATTGAAGAAAAAATAAGAGCAATGTTTCAGGAAATCCAAGCTCCTTTTTTGATTTATTGTCCTGACGACCGAACAAATTTTTTATCCTATTCATACATTCTCTATAAGTTCTTTGAACTCCTAGAGTTAGATGAGTACAAGGTTTATTTTCCGCTACTAAAATCCAGAGACCGTCTAATTTCTCACGACGCGATCTGGCAAAAGATTTGTGATTATTTGAAGTGGGAGTTTATTCGATCTGTGTAGTTTAATGGACCGCCTTCCACACCATCTTGTGCGTGAGCATCCAAGCTGCGCCAAACACTGCAGCGTGGGTGAGGGCAACCGTCGTCTTTGATCCGCCCGGGGGTAAGGACAGA